GCGGAAATATACGAACGCGCATCGGCTTTACTCGCGGATACGCCACAAGCGCCGCAACTGCGGAAATTGTATATCGCGGTAAACATTATGGATGTATTGTTGACGAAACCGGCGGACTTGATGGTCGGCGAACCGCCTACGTATGACAGCGGTAAGGAACCGGATTCGCCCGAACAGAAGCGTATCGACTCGATTGTCGAGGAAAACGACATTACGCAAATGATGCATGAAATCGTAATAGGCGGCGGCTACCGGGGCGACTCGTTTATTAAGACGCGCTACGATTTTCGCGACGATTTTACGGAGACGCTAGACCTCGACCTCACACCCCCGCCCTCCCGTAAAGAGCCGATTATCGAACCGGTCGACCCGTCGATCGTATTCCCGGAGTTGTCGCGCGGATCGAAAAAGCGGTTCAAGGCGATTAACGTCGCGTGGGTCGAGTGGGAGCTTGAGCGTACAACCGGTCTATTTGCGTTGTTGACGCGAATACCGACGACCGAAAACCCGTTTCTCAACGTCGAACGCCATATACCGGGCTACATCATCTACGAGCGTTACGAGTTATCGCCGAGCGGCGTCGACAATACGTTTGATGTACCGGTACCGACGTATATGGTTGGCGACCAGATCGGGGAAGCACGCATAGAGGCTACCGGACAGCCGCAGATGCTAATCGAGCACATACCGAATAAAACGACAGATGACGATTGGCGCGGAATCAGTTCGGTCGAAAAGCTGGAGAGCGTGCTAAGCGCGATTAACGACCGCCTCGTGCAGATCGATTATATCCTGTGGAAGCATAGCGATCCGACCGCATATGGGCCGGAAATTGACGAAGGAGACGGCGAGTTGCGGTTTGGCAGCCGCTATATTCCCGTTGAAAAAGACGAGCAGACGCCCGGCTACATGACGTGGAATTCGCAGCTTGACGGAGCATTTCGCGAACTCGACGTACTGCTCGGCCTCGTTTTCCAAGTGTCGGAGACGCCGCAATGGTTGTTTGGGACAACGCTCGCGGCGGATAAGGGCGGTACCGGTACGTCACATACGGACGCTGGCGCAATCAAAGCGCGATTCATGCCGATACTCTCGAAGGTCAAGCGGATACGCTCGCATATTGACCGCGCTTTTCGGAATGCGCTATGGAAATCGCTCGCCCTCGAAAATTACGCGGAAGCTGGCGTTACCGGTTATACACCGGTTGAGGCCGTGTACCCAACGATAAACTGGCGCGACGGCATCCCCCGGGACGAAAAAGAGGCTGCGGAAGTTGCCGCAATCCGTACCGGTAATAAGCCGACGTGGTCCGTGCTTGACGCGATCAAGGACCAGGATGGCGTCGATAACGCTACGGCCGAAGAGGTTATTAAGCGGATTGACGCGGACGAGGTGCGGGCGAATGGCACCGTAGATGGGTCGGTATTTAACGGAGGCGCTGCGTAATGCCCACCGTACCCGACCCGCAGTATGACCGTGACGTCGCGATACTCGTCCGCTACTACAAGCGCGCCGTCCTCGCGATATCGACAGAATTATCGCGCCTGGACGTATCGGAGATATCGCGCGCAAACGCCAAGCTCGCACTCGCCGAAGTCGCGAAAATACTCCGCAGCCTTGACGCTGATTCTGCGGCGTGGGCCGAACGTTATATTCCGCTTGCCGCTACTGACGGCGTTGTCCGCGCGATGGTCGATTTGGGCGCTGCGCCCAGCGTCGAGGAAGCGCAAAAAATCGCCAAGTTTACGCGCATTAACCGCGAATACGTAGCCGCAGCGGTTGCCGATACACAAGCGGATTTGCTCGCGGTTACGCAAAATATCGACCGTCGCGTTAAGCAGGCGATAAGGCAAGCAGCCGGCGAATCGATGCGCGCAAACTTGACGAAAGGCGTAAACGGGCAGCGGACGATACAGCGCGACATGCTCGCACAAATGCGTAAGACTCTCGGCAGCGCGGTCGAAACTGGAATCGTTGACGCGGCCGGGCGGCGCTGGAAACCGGAAGTATACGTTGAGATGGCCGCCAGAACGAAAATGAACGTCACGCACCGCGAGGCTACCGTTAATGAAGCGGTCGGTCGCGGTGTTTATTATGCGCGGATATCGCGACACGGCGCTACTGACGCGTGTGGTCCGTGGGAGGGGCGTATCGTCAAATTGGTGCGCGAGGCTCCCGGTGATTATCCGTTTGTTGGCGATATCTCACGGAGGACCCTGTTTCACCCGTATTGTCGTCATACGCTTAACCCGATACGCGACCCGAAGTTATTGGCGCAATAGAGCGCCCGACCAGACGCGGCATGTCGCTAAACTCAGCGGTAATCTTAACCTATACGCTACGCGGCGTTTAAACGCGGGAGGATACGCTATGAGACGTTTTACACCTTTTTACGAGGAAGACGCGGGGGCTACCGGTAGTGGTAGTAGTGGTATTGTCGTTGGTGGCGGAAAAATCGAATTTACACCGGAACAGCAAGCGGAACTCGACCGCATTGTCGCCGATCGGCTAACGCGTGAACGCAAAAAGGCGGAAAAGTACGCCGATTATGACGAATTAAAGACGAAGCTTACCGCGCTAGAACAGGCGGAGGCTGACCGCGAAAAAGCGAAGTTGACCGAAACAGAGCGCGCTCAAGCGAAAGCGGCCGAAGCACAGAAAGCCGTTGAAGCAGCGAACGCCGAACGTGACAAAGCGTTGTCGACCGCCAATCAGCGTTTGGTTAACGCAGAGTTTAAAGCCGTTGCGCGGGACAAGAACGTTCCGGCCGATCGGTTAGCCGCAGCGTTAAAACTCGCCGACCTTACGGGCGCGTCCGTTGACGACGAGGGTAACGTGGCCGGCGTAACTGAGGCGGTTGAGGCGTTGATTGCGGCTAATCCGTATCTCGCGGAGGTGGCGCAGCCCAAGACGATCGGTAGTCCGTCCGGTGGCGCTGTCCCGGCGAACAAAACGAAGGACCAGCGGTTGGCAGAGGCGAAGGCGTTGGCGGAAAAGAATCCGACTCCGCAAGCAATCGCGGCCTATACGACGTTAAAGCGCGAACTATCCAGTTAAGCCGAGGCGACCCATTGGGCCGTCTTTTTTAATCCAATTCAAATAAAACGGAGGAAACAAAACCATGACAAAGATCTTTAACGCCGATATTATCGGAAAACCGGAATCGGTCACAGAACAGATTTTGATGCTCAACCCGCTGCAAACGCCTATGCTGTCCATGCTCGGATTTTCCAAGCCAGTTAGCCAGGTCGAGCATATTTGGTTTGAGGACGCGATGTTTGCGACTGAGTCCGCAACTACGGCGACTGCGCTTATTGACGCTACAGCCGTAGTTGTCGCGTCGGTTGAGCCTTACCGCGTAAACGACGTAGTTAAGATCGGAGACGAGTTGCTTAAGGTTACCGCGATCAATTCCGGCACTAAAACACTGACCGTAACGCGCGGGTACGCAAGCACTACCGCCGCTGCCGTAGCTTCCGGCGCAGTCGTTGAATTCCAGTTTTCGGAGGGCGCAGAAGGGGCCGACGCTCGCAGCGCCCGTTACAAACAGCGCGCACGCAAGTCTAACCTGACGCAAATTTTCGACGATACCGTTGAAATCACCGGTACAGCCGCAGCCGTTGCTAATTACGGTATCTCCGACCTGTATACGTATGAGCAGGCGAAGAAGCAGCTTGAGCTTGCGCTGCAGCTCGAAAAAGCGTTGATCAACGGTATCCGGTACGAAAACGGCGCAATTCGCCAAATGGCCGGTGCGCGCAGCTTGATCTCGACCAACGTCAAGGACGCGCAAGCGGCGGCCCTTACGCTGGTTATGCTTAATGACTCGTTGCAAGCTATCTACGAAAAAGGCGGATTCGCAACCGGTGGTAACTACGAGATCATCGTACCGGCCAAGCAGAAGCGTGTTGTCTCCTCGTTTGGTGACGATAAAATCCGTATCGACCAAGCCGATAACCGTCGTGGCGCGGTCGTGTCTCGTCTGACAACGGATTTCGGCGAGTTCCCGGTTTCCATTAACGATAACCTGGCGTCGTCTGAGGTGTTGATCCTCGATAAAAACCGCGCGATGATCCACCCGTTGCAAGGCCGCGAGTTTACGCATGAGTATCTCGGTAAAAAGGGCGACTACTACCAGGGAATGCTGGTCGGCGAATACACGTTTGAGTTGCACCAAGAGGCCGCACACGCTCGCATCAAAAACCTGGCGTAATCTTAGCGCTTAATAACGGAGCCTGCCGCAATTTTACGCAGGCTCCCGTAATGAGAC